GTGTGGCCATCAGACCCCCGTAGACGTGCGCTGCGTCGGTGCCGGCGTGACGACGTACCTCTTCATAGTAGATCGCCGCAATCGGACCGCTCAGCCGGCCGAGCTCGGTGAGCCAGTTGGTGAAGCGCAGATAGCGCATGCCACCGCCGTCATAACGGTTTGGGCGGAACGACACGGTGCCGCTGATGATCTGGCCGCTCGCCGAACGCAGGGCCCATCCGGTGCTTGTTGCCAGATCGAGGGCAAGGATCGTGCCTGGGTCCGAGTGGGGCAGTTTGTCCGCTGCCGGGCTTGCCACAGCCGCAGGCGGAGTCAGACTCGTGATCGCCATGATGATCTCCTCATCGGGATTGTTCGTGGTCAGGGCGACGGCGGCCTGGTTCTTGGCGGAGCTAGCCGTCGTCGCCCGCTACTTTGATCTGACCGAAGGCGGCCCTCTGGGCGCGCCGCGCCCATGCCGACGAGAGCGGTTGGAGGCGACCATCAAGGCACCTCCTTCAGCCAATCGGGCGGATCGGAGCGAGGGGAGTTTGCTTCGTGACACTCCCCGCCTCTCTCCCCGGCGTTTCCGTTGTGATTTCGAGGGGTTGGGGAGTGTGGAGAGAGTGGGGAGTGTGGTTGCCCTTCCTTTATTATTGTGTACGCGCGCGCGTGCGTAAGGGTTGAAGAACATTCCCCACACTCGCCACACTCCCCAACGCCTTCGTTCTCAACGAATTGGACCGGGGAGTGTTGCGGGGAGTGTAGCGCGGAGGAGGGCTGACACTCCCCTGGCTCAGCTTTCGCAAGGCCCGAAAAACACTCCCCACACTCCCCGTCGACGGCGAGCTTCCATCGGCGAGCCTGGTGCAAGACCCCGATGGCGCCGATGCGTGCCTTGAGACCGGCGATGTTGAACACGCGATCGCGCATGCGTGCGAGGGACTTGCCGAGCCGAATTCGCCGCGAGTGATCGCCACCGGTCCCGAGCGGCAGCGGCGGCTCGCAGCTGAGCGCCAATTCGTAGAGATCACTGGTTCCGACCTCGGCCGTACCGAAGCGGTCCCACCACTGGCCGACGAACACACGCCAGACCGCGCCCTCCCCGTCGGAGGCTTCCAGCATCTCGTCGATATTGCAGAGGAATCCGGGCACCCCGATCACATCGAGCATGCCGCCCATGACCGCGGCCCAAGCCTCGAAGCTGCCGATGGACTTGCTCCCGCGCGGCATACCTGCCGCGATCCAAGCGCGGCATAAGGTCAGGCAGGCGGCAACGAGGTCTGCGCGGTTCGCACTCACCCAGCCCATGAGATCGGGATGGCGAAAGCCGCTGCGGCGCCAGGGCTGGTCGACACGCGCATCGAGCCGGATGCGCACGAGGCGACGCGCCATCTCCCCGGAGAACTCGGCATTGTTGCCGGTGGCAATCCAGATGCAGCGGATCGGTAGCCGGGTGGTTTCCGAGACGCCGAGCACGCGGTCTTCCCAGAACGGTGCAGTGAGCGCGGCAGCGAGCGCGGACGAATCGAGGGGCCGGCGCAGATTGTCGATCAGGACAACTGACGGGATCTGGCGCAATTTGGCGGTCAGGCGCTTGCGCCATTCCTCGTCGTCGCTGCCCTCGACCATCACGCTCGCGCGGCAACCGGTCGCGATCACTGAGATGGCATCGACCATCAGCGTCGCACCGGTTCCTTGGGTCGGTTTCTCGACCAGATGCAGGGGCGTAGGGCCCTCGATCATGGCGCGCACGAAACCCACGAGAAGGAGCGCGATCGCATGCGCACGCTCGGCCTCGCCGATGAACGGAAACTCTCCCAGGAGATTATCGAGCAGCAGAGACCGCGCAGCGGCAATGTCGGATTGGGTTGGTCGCGCCGCTACCGGTGACAGGACGAAGCCCTTCGGCGGGTCATAGAGCAGACGAGCACCCCGATGGTAGCCGGACTCGGTGATAAGCTCGCCGACACGCCCAAACACCGGCGTGGTCACAATGCCGGCGAGCACCGGAAGCGCCGGGTCGGGGGTGGCGAGGATCGACTTGATCACCGACAGCGGTGGATGCGCGGGAATGAGATCGCCGTTGCGCGACAGTTTTCTCCAGTCCGCCAGTTGCGCGAGCACCGGACGCAATCGATCTTCGGTGAGGGGCTTTGCCATGGGCAGGCCGTCATCGTCGCGCACGACCCAGCTCGGGTATCCGGCGGCACGGAACAGCCAGGGTGGCTCATTGGCGGCGAGTAGAATCTCCCACGTCTGCGAGACCGCGCGGGCGAGATCGCCATTGTCGGCGCGCAGTTGCGACCGCGGACGCTCAGGCAGCACGAAGCCGATCGGCTTATGCGTGCCACTCTCGGAGCCGAGACCCACGCGATCGTCGTCGCGCTGCACGCCCCATTCTTCCGCGGCCTCAACGATCCTGCGCACGGCATCGAGGCCATCGCGCATGAGCACATCATTGAAGTCTTCCCCATCTTTCGGCGGCAGCGCGATCCAGACCCGGCGGCCTTCCGCTGCGAGCCGGTGCGCGGCGGCTTCGGCGGCGCGCCGGCCCGCCCCCGAGCCGTCGTGATCGGCGAGAATGACAATGCGCTGCGCATCCGGCGACAACGCAGCCCGTTCCAGGTTCGAGGCCGAGAGCGTCGCCCACACCGGCAGGTGCGGGCAGGCGGCCGTGACGGAGAGCGCTGTCTCGATGCCTTCAGCAAGGCCGAGTACGCCGTTGGTGATTTTGGCGAGACGCACGGTGCCGCGGCTGGTGGGGCCGAGCATCTTGCGTGGATTGTCCACTGGCGCCTTTGTCGTGCCGTCATCGGCGAGATAGGTGCGATGCAGCGCGATGCGGTTGCCGCTGTGGTCGCGCACGACGGCCACGATGCCGGGAAACCCGCGGCGGCTCTCCCAATGCGTCAGGTCGGGATGGAAGAGAAGATCGGCGCATTGAGGTACCGACAATCCGCGCGATCCCAGGTATCGTTCCGCCAAGGTGCCCGCGATCGGCACTGCCTTTGACAGGATGAACTCGATCTCGCAACTATGGTCCTTTGCAGCCGAACGGGAGGATGCGGCGGGAGCCTGGCGTTGTGGGCGTGCTTCCGACTCAAGGCCCACCACGTCGGCAGCGTAGGCGAAGAGCTCGCGCCCGGAGAGGCCGGTCGCGTGTTCCAGCGTGTTCAGCGGCCCCCCGCCGTCGCCGCCGTCGAAATCGATCCAGTCGCCGGCGTGGTCCCCTGCCAGCGCTATGACGCAGGAGCCCTGCTTGCACGGCGGGTGACCCTTGATGTTGGCAAGCCGCCATTCGTCGCCGACGCGGCGGCCGTTTGGGAAGTGCCGCGGAACCCAATGCTCTGCAGTGTCGCGCAATCGCGCGACAATGGCGTCGAGGTCGAAGCGCTCGATCAGCCATACAGGTTGGACATCGTTGAGGTCGAGCACGGGGCGGCCCTCAATCGAGCAGCACCAGCCCGCGTTCGGCGCGGGTGATGGCGGTGTAGAGCCAGCGCGCGCGATCCTCCGCCGTGCGCCCGAGCCCGTCGTCGAAGACAACGACGTTCTCCCATTGCGAGCCCTGGCTCTTGTGGCAGGTGATGGCCCAGCCCCAGACCGCCTCGATGCAGCCGCGCTTCTTACGGTAATCGCGCTGCTCCCGCTCGGGATCGAACCGGATGTGATCGTCGAAATGCCCTTTGTAGATTTTGAAGCGTTCGGGCTTTTGGTCTTCCTGACCACCACCCCCGAGTGTCTTGCCGTCCTCTGTCGCGATGCCTGAGGTGAAGAACAATTCGTCTTCATCGGCGATATCGGTCAGCGTGATAAACATGCCGTTGATGACGCCGATGTCGTTGCGGTTCTTGAGACAGATGATCTTTTCGCCGTTGCCGGTGGGATAGATGTCCTGGAACCCGGCGGCTTGCTTCATCGCAAGGTTGAGCTGCAGGCGCGTGGCGTTCTTGCCGCAGATCACCTGTCCGCCGCGCAGAATCTGCTGCGGCTGGACCTGCTCGCGGCGCATTTTCCAGACAAACGCATCGTGCTCGCCATAGGGAATTGGTTTTCCCTGCCGGGCCATGGTCGCAAGCCGGATGATTGCGCTCTCGCCCGCCTGCCGATGCACTTCGGTCAGCATGACGTCGGGCTCAACCTTGGTGAATGCACCTTCGCCCTTCACCGGCGGCAATTGCCCCGGATCACCCAGCACCAGCACGGGCTTGCCGAACGAGAGGAGGTCGCGCGCCATGTCGTCGCCGACCATGGATACTTCGTCGAGGACGAGCAGCTTGGCGTCGCGCAGGATCGAGCCGGGATTGAGCGTGAACCGGGGCTTATGGATGTCCTTGAGCTGCAGTTCGAGCTTTTTGAGCCGCACCTCCTCGAATTGCCGCTCCGCCGGCCCCATGGACGGGAGCCGCACTGCGAGATCGGCTATTTCCTTCTTGATCTTCTCGATCTCGGCCTCGGTCGGTTCGGAGACGTGATAAATCAGCGAATGGATAGTCGATGCCGGCGTGCCCTTGCGGGTCATGACGAGCGCGGCCTTCCCGGTGAACGCGGCATAGAAGACGTCGCCGCCCAGTCCTGCGGTGCCAGTCGTCAATCCAAGCTCGCTGATCGCATGACCGACAATGGTCGTTTTCCCAGTCCCCGCGTACCCGAAGACGCGGAACACCTGCTGCTCCTTCGTGCGGCTCTCGTACCAGTGCTTGATGTCGCGGATGGCCTTCGCCTGCATGTCTGAGGGCGTGAATGTCATCGATCAGTCTCCCAGCAGCGGCGGGCGTACGGACACCACCGGCAGAGGTAGAAATCCGAGTCCGAGCCGATGCGCGGGGGCAGTTCGCCGGCTTCGACCGCGCGCAGGATATCGACGGCCTTGTCGGAAAGTGCCTGCGCCTCCCGGGCCTCGAACCAAACCACTTCGTGATGGAGCGCCTGGCAATCCTTGTTCAGGGCTGTGAACAGGGTCACGCCGATCTCCATGTAGGCCATGTAGAGTTGGACCTGCGCGAAGTAGAGCGGCTTTGCCGCGCGCAGACCGCGCTTGACCATCCCGTTCCAGGAGTTGGCGTTGACCGCCTTGTGCTCCCACAAAGCCGGCCAACGCACGCCGATGTCGGGGCCAGCGACGATCACCCCGTCGATGTGGCCGCGCAGCCGCCCACTCGCCGCCGAAAAGCCGAATTGGCTGCCGTCGCGGCGTTGCGTTCTGAGATCAAACCCAGCGGACCGCAGCCATTTGATTGACAAGGCTTCGAATCGGTGCCCAGCATCGAACACACGCAGCATCGCGCCGTCGATCTTGCGGTCTTCGTCCGGTGGCGTGTGGGTGATCTCGTAGGCGAGCCGGCGCGCGCAGGGCTCACCGAGCCGCGAGGCACCGAGGTAATCGCGCTCGGGCTGAGATTGGCGCTCTGTCACAAGGGCGGCGTCGATCAGAGCATTGACGCGCTGCGCTGTGGCCGCGTCGCGCGCGCCGATGCCATAGATAAATCCTGAGCCGTGGTTGAGGTCGACGAACTGCATGATGGATCTCAAAATGGAAGATCGTCGTTGAGCGCCAAGCGGCGCATCGCGTCCTGAAACCCATCGACACAGGCCTCGATGATGCGATCGATCTCTTCGGGCGTCCGGTCATGGAACGGCACCAGCAGACCGAGTTCGGTCAGCACCTCCGCGAAATTGCGCCGTGCCGCCTTGATTGCCTGTATCTCCAGCTTGGTCTTGTCGATCATGCCGCGGTTTCTCTTGGCGATGGCCGCCCCGGCGTTGAGGCAGGGCAGCGAACAGAAGGCGAAGGTGGGGTAGCGGTCGGGCCGGAGCTGGTGCGTGTAGTAGAAGCCGCGGGATTCCCGGCTGCAGAGGGTGCAGGCTCTCAGCCCATGAGCAGCATCGAGAGCTTCTGCGACCCGGGCTCGTCGGGGACCTCCACTATCCGGTGCGACGCCAGCACGATGAAGCGGCTGATCGCGTTCTGCGCCATGGCTTCGAGCTCGGGCATGGTCAAAGAGCGGATTGGCTGGTGAAGCCTTCCTCTTCCTTCGAGCCATTCGCCGATTGCCTTGGCCGCTTCATGTGCGACGTGCGCCTGCCACTCGTCATCGGTCATGGCTCAGCCGTTAAGCCAAGCCGGACCCGGCGGTTTTGCTGCCAGTGCGCCGGCGCCGGATGACGGCTGCGACCACGCCGGCGCCCCGGGCGCCTGCGGCGATCGAGATTGTGTGGCAGCCGGCTGTCCGCCTTGTGCGGTGGCCTGCGTCCATGCGGGCTGCGCGGCAGCGGCTTTGCTGCCGGCACCGCGCGGGCGGCTGGGGCTCGCCGGCACGTCCTTGCCGTCCATGACGAGCTTCCACTCCTTCTCGGTCGGCAGCACCACCCGGTCGAGGCGATTTTGATCGGCATAGCGGCGGTCCTCGCTCGGCTCGACCTTGATCTTGCCGACGAAGGTGATGTGGTTGAGATCGGCGAGACCGCGCAGGATGCGCTTCTGCTTGGCCGCCTCGCTCATGTCCTGCGGGTCGAGTCCGAGTGCACTGTCGATCATGGCGCGGAAGGTGCTCTTGGAGATCTTCCATCCGATCGAGACGCCATTCTCGTCGACCTTGCCGCCCTGGACGGTGAACATCTGCCAGAATTTCCGCTTGGCGTGCGGTCCCTCCATCACGGTGAACTCGCAGTCGAGCATCCGCACGTCGCTCGTGGAGTCCTTCGGCGCCTTGAGCAGGGCCTGGTCGATTTCGCTCTGGCCGTCGATCCCGCCAGGGCGGATGGTCATGGTCACCTTGGCGAAGGTGCCGTCGGGAATGAGCTCGCTGGTCTTCTGCGGCTCGGCGTCGTTCATATCGAACATGGGGGTCATCCTTTGCTGGAGTTGATCTTGCGCAGCAGCGCGCTGAGGTCGGGTGGCTCGGTGAGGTCGAGGCGGCCGGAACGGTCCTTGCCCGGCAGGCCGAACGGATTGGCCGACTGGCAGACGAGGCGACGAACCTCGCCGCGATCGGGTTCATGACGCCATGCATCCGCGTCCGGCATGAAGCGGCTCATGGAGATCACCTGATCGACGATCCCCGGGAGCTCGCGAGCGGCCTTGCCGCCCTCCATCTGCGGCTGCCAAGTGACACGGTTGAACTCGTCGGTGACGCGCTCCAGGATCCCGACGAAGATCACGGTACGACCCGGCGCATGCTGCAGATGCTTCAGAAGGCCAATGGTTTCGCGGGCCAGCAGTCCATAGGCGCCGCGGGTGTCCGGCTTTCCGGTCCGCTCCGACTGCGCTTCCGGCCGCGTCTTTGCCCAGCCCATCGCGAGCCGTGTGAGATCGGTGATCGAGTCCACGAAGATAATGCGCTTGCTAGCGATGATGCGGACAAACTCAGGATAGGTGTCGACCAGGTGCTGGTAATGGCTCTCGCAGAAGAACGTCTTCTCGTCGGCCGCCGGGTTGACGCCGCCGACCAGGCAGGCGATGTCGAGAGCATCGGCGAAGCTGCGCACCGGGATGCTGTCGCCCGCCCAGTCCTGGACCGATTTCATGCCGGCTTCGAGATCGATGCAGAGCGTCTCTGCCGGTGGCAGGGTCTTGAGCAGCGAGGTTTTTCCGACACCGCTCGGGCCGAAGATCGCCATGGTGGTCTTGGCGCCCGCTTCTGCAAGGCGCTCATCGACGGTAATGATACGCAGGCTCATCGAGCCTGCTCCATCAGAAGCACAACTGTCAGGGCGGGCATCAGACGGTCTCCTCGGACGCATGCATCAAGAGTGAGAGCGGTGTTGATTCCGCTCGTGGCCGCGCGACTGCGAGGTAGCTGAATCGATCACTGCCCAGCCGGCGCTGTAGGAGGTGCACGAGGCCTCGATCGGCCAATCGCAGAGCGCAGATGGCCACTCGCCCCAGTGCAGTCCGATGGTGTTCGCTCGTGGGATGCCCGCAGGACGAACGATCTAGCGCGAGAAATCCCCGGTGATATTCGAGGATGTCGCCGACCGCCGCCTGCCCGAGCCATGCGAGCAGATCGATCTCGGTCTGCCGGCTCGGCATCAAGGACTGGAGGCGAGAAGCGCTCATCGCGCCCCTCCGCCGGCGGGTAACGGTGCCACCGTCGTGGCCCGCCGCCGCGCCGCCTCGTAGGCCTCGATGTCGGCCAGGCGGTAGATGACCCGTCCGCCGACCTTCAGATAGGCCGGCCCGTGAGCGTCATGACGCCAGCGCTCGAGTGTGCGGTGGCTCAGGCCCCAGCGCCGCGCGAGTCGTTTCTCGCTGAGATGTTCCGTCCGTTCCATCGACCTGCTTGCGCTCCCATTCGTTGGTGGGAGAAGCATCAGTCATCGAGGGGTGGGATGTCGTCGGGATGGGGGGTGGGACAAGGGGTGAAAAAGGAGTGGGATAGAGGGGGATGGGAGGCGGGACAGAGTGGGACGGGACGTCACCGGCTGCTTGCCACGGCACCTCTTGCATCTGATCGCGGTCGTGCGAGCGTTCGGTAAAAGCGCACCCGTCCGCGCTCCGGCGATAGCAAATCGCGATTAAGCCGATACCGGCCCTTACCATCGGCCAACACCAATTGGCGCCACGCCGGCTTGCGCTTGAACAGGTCGATCAAGCGCATCGTGGCCGCGTTGGCCTCATCGAGAAGGCGCTTGCCGTCGAGCCATGGATTGTCGCTCTCGCTGGCGGCTTTCAGCAGGCGCAATACCGCCGCCTGCTTAGGACCAAAGTTGTGCCACTCGTTGGCAACACGAACCCTAGTAAAATCGTCGCTATGCCAAACATCGGTCGCGGCCGGTTCGCTGGCGCCGGTGGCTACTGCATGATCGCGCTCGAAACGGTCCCGCTCCTCGCGTGTGACGATCAGGTCATCCCGCCGCACAATCACCGCTGGCGCCCCGGCGCGCACACGCAAGTAGTTGTTGGGTCGCGTCGTACGAAAGGCGCGAACCTCTGCCTGCCCCTCGCGGAAAATCTCCGCCAGGCTGGCGCGCAGCAGCGGTTGCGGACCATTCAGGATCGGAAGGTCCTGCAGCAACCGGGCGTCCCCGCCGCCTCCGGCGATCTCCCAACTGCCGGTCTCGGCCGGGATGTCGACGACGAACACCGCGAGTTGCAGCATATCGTCGAGCGCGTAATCCTCGATGTCGCTCAACGGCATGGCCCAGCGCTTCGCCACATCAGCAACCCGAAACCACCGCTTCTGCGGCAACGCCATGTTCTTCTCCTTTACGCTTTAACGTCAAATGGACAACACGGAACCCGCAAAGGGGCTTCCGCATCGCTGATTTATTGGACCAGGGCGTAACGGTGCAGGCGGTATTCGATGAATGATGCGGAAACGCCAAACCGCTCGGCCAGATCGAACAGCAATTGCTCGACCCGCATCGGATCCCCGGTCGCGCGGAGCACGGGCTGATCTTCGCCCGTGTCCCGCAGCGGCAGGCTGAGCGCGATCGCCCGGCGAATCAACTCGCGATGTAGCAGTGCGCGTGGCGCCAACAGAGCGCCCATGAACTCGTTGGCGCGGAACTCCCGCCAATCCATCGCACCGCGTCGGGGCGTGGGCTTCACCAGATGCTCTTCGTCCGGCGTCACCATGGCGAATGCCGGCTGACCGGCCTGCCGCAGCATCGATGGGCCGTCGAACAAAGCATGGCCAAGTTCATGGGCCAGCGTCGAGCGTTTCAGATAATCCCGCCCCGCAATCAGGTCGGCGTTGAGGCTGATCAGCAACACGCCCGGTAGGGCCGGGTCAGCCTCCGTCACACCGAGCGCCTCACGCCCCTTTCCGTCCCTGACGCTGCGATCGAGATCCCACTGGATGACGATCTCGATGCCGTTCACCGACATCTTCCGGGTCGCCCGAACCAGCCGTTCGAGATCGAGGCAAGGGATTGGGCGGCGCGCTCGGAATTGTCGCCGCACCTGCTCGGCAACGCTCCAGATCTCCCGAGCCTTCAACGGACGGGGCTCCAAGCTCCGGCGGTCATACGGATAGGCAACCTGGAGTGTCATCGACGCCTCCCGGCGGCTTCCCGTCGGTAGACGGCGATCACCTGGTCGGTTCGCGCACGCAGGTCCGGCGGCAGCCGCCGCGCCGCCGCGAACAGATTGTCCAGGGGCAGGGAGAGGGCCCCGGCCAACGCCGATATCAAGTGATCTGGCGGCGGGTTTTCACGTTCGCGCTCGATGCGGGACAGGTAGGCGATGGAGATCTCCACCCGTCGCGCCAGTTCAGTCAGCGTCATCTCCCGTCCTTCGCGCTGACGGCGGAGATAATGTCCAAACGCCATTCGATCCCTCCATGGCTTTCTGCCGCTTCGCGCGAAGCCGTCAAAGGGCAGCTTGTGCGACCCACATGTTCACTATATGTTCTCCCCGCCGTAAAGTCGAATCGATTTTTCCAAACGAGCCCGTCATGGCCGACCAGATCGTCATCACGGAAAAATCCAGCCAGGCGAAAGACGTCCGCGCCGCCGTCGGTTCGCGTTATGGGGACATCCTTCCGGCCGAGGGTCATCTGCTCGACCTGCTCGAGCCGGAAGATGTTGTGCCGGCCTGGAAACGCTGGTCGCCGATCCTGCTGCGGCCGGAGGGTCTCTACGGCACTCGCCCGGCGCAGGGCGGCAACAAAGCCGCCAAGCTTAGAGTCATTCGCGAGGCACTGCGCACCGCCAAGCGGGTTTGGCTCGCCACCGATTGCGATCGCGAGGGTCAGCTCATCGGTCAGGAAATTCTCGAGCATTACGAGTACCGCGGCCAAGTCATGCGAGTGCTGTTCACCGCACAGGACCAGCAGACCATCCGCGACGCATTCGGTCGGGCAAAACCAAATGCTGAGTATGCCCGGCTTTACGCCGCCGCTGTGGCGCGCCGCCAAGCCGATCAGATCTACAATCTCTCACTCACCCGCACCGCAACCGTGATCCTGGGGCAAGGTTCGCGGAGAGTGATCGGCGTTGGCCGCGTGAAGACGCCCACCTTGGCCATTGTGTGCAAGCGCGAGCTGGAAATCCGGAACTTTGTGCCGCTCGCTTATTTTGAAGTTGTCGCCACCCCGAAGGTTGCGGGCGGCCAGTTCCAGATGCGGCACGCACCGCAGGATCGAATCGTCCGGCGCGAGATTGCTGAGGCCATTGCCAAGGCGGCACAGGGCTTCGAGGGCGCGATTGCCGTGCGGGTCGAGGATAAGCGGCAAGGGCCGCCCAGGCTGCACGATTTACCTTCGCTGCAGAAAGTATGCGGCTCGCGCTTTGGCTGGCCGGCCAGCAAGGCGCTCGAGGTGGCGCAGGAGCTCTATGACGGCCAGGGCAAGAAGATCATCACCTATCCTCGCGCCGAGGTGCGCTACCTGCCGCAGAGCTTGATCGCAGACGTGCCGAGGATTGTGGCTGGACTGCAGGTAGGACAATCGTTCAGCACAATTCCCGTTCCCGACCCGCCGGTGATACGAAGAGGGGCAAGCGGCAGCTTCTACGACAAGGGGCTGGAGGGCGCGAGCCATCATGCCGTCATTCCCAACGTCAACACGATCGACAAATTGCGTGAGCTCTGGCCTCGCTTGTCGCCTGACGAGAAAAAGCTATTCGATGTCATCGCGCGGGCTTATCTGGCGTCGCTGATGCCCGACTTCCGCTACCGGCAGACAACCGCGACGCTCGACGTGCGTGGTTTCGAATTTCGCGCCTCGGGCCGTCAGCCCCTCGATCTCGGTTGGCGCGCTGCATTCCCGGATTGGCAACCCGCCGGCGAAAAGGGCGACGAGGTGCAATTGCTCCCGCCGCTGCGCAACGGCGAGACCGCGCGACTGCATGATGCAAAAATCGAGGACAAGGAGACCCGGCCACCGCCGCGCTACAACGAAGGCACTCTGATCGAGGCGATGCAGAATGCCTGGCGCTTCGTTGATGACGAGGTTCTGCGGGAGCGGCTGAAGGAAGCCAAGGGCATCGGCACGCCGGCGACGCGAGCCGAGATCATCGGTGGACTTAAGAAACAAGGGTTCTTGATTGCCCAAGGAAAGCACATCGTGCCGACCGAGAACGGTCTGTCGCTGTTCGGCGTTCTCAAACAGGCCGATCCGGCGCTGGTCGACCCCGGCGTGACGGCGCAACTTGAATGCCTGCTCGACGATGTCGTTGTCGGCAAGCAGGAGATGGTCGGTGCGATCGACGCCGTGTGCAATGCCGCCGACCGCATCATCGGCAAGCTCAAAGATGGCGCTGCCGCCGGAAAATCTCACTTGCTAGGGCCCGGAGGCAGCAGCGCTACGGCAGCGTATCCGCCGACACCTGCGATGAAGCGGTTCGCCGACAGCCTCGCGAGGCAGAAGGGCATCAAGCCTCCGGCCGGGTACAAGACGTCGATCTCGATCTGCCGTAAATTTCTCAATGAGCACGCGCCCAGGAAAGCAGGTGGTGAATCGGCTGGGAAGCAGGAACTCAAACCGGCAAGTCCGGCACAGCTGCTCTAGGCCAACAGGATTGCGTATGGGAAAGGCCTCGTTATCCCCGAAGAGGCCAAGGCCAGTTCGGCCGCCATGTCGGCGTGGATCGACGCGAACCGAAAAACGAAGCACCGCCGGCGACGGCGCAAGCGCGCCTACAAGCCAGTGGAATCCAATGTGTCTCAGTCTGCGGCGCCGATGAAGAATTCTCGTAAACGCAAAACTGGCGCCGCCGCAGCAACTTCGCCTCCCGCCCAGCCCGATTCCGTGATGGGGCCCCCCCTGCGATTCCTTATGGTAACAAGGAGGTCGCTCTAAAGCTTGGCGCCCGCTACGGCTCGGCGGGGTGGTACGCACCGCCTGGAGTTGATCTTGCGGCATTCGGCGAGCGGGGATGGCTATAACGTCCAGCGCTTTTATCCGATGCGACGTACCTATTTAGTTGATATTCCTCGGTGCGTTGCCCAGCTGAGGCTCATGTACGCCACAAGAGATTCGCGCGGATTGAGCGAGCCGCCACCCGGTTGACGCGCCCATCGCCCGTCTCGATGAGGCTTGATCATGAAGGCCGTGATCCGGCCCGCGCTGGCCGATCACATCCCCGCATAACACCGCAAATTATCGCACGGCCCCGATCGGCTTGCTTCGCCTGCTCCAGCGCTAGAATCCGTCGCTAAATTGATCGCCTACGAAACCGTAGCGCGATTAATTTCGATGAACCCTCTCGACCCCTGCCATATGACCGCCGCCGAACGGCTCGACGAGATCGCCGAGATTCTGGCGACCGGCCTCATCCGCCTCCGCGCCCGCAAGTCCAGTCCTTTATCTCGCGACGGCGGAGAAAGTTCGCTCGACTTCTCGCCCGACCAACGCGGTCATGCGTGCGCTAGAGAACGCGAGGGGCTCACATGACCAACACGGTACTGGCCCGAGTGGCTGCACTGAAAGCGATGCAGATCAACGATCTGAAACAGCAGTGGCGCGATCTCTTCGACACGGAGCCTCCGCCGTATAACCGCCGCTTCCTCGAAAGCCGGCTGGCCTACCGCATCCAAGAGCTCGCCTACGGCCGGCTCAAGCCCGAAACGGTTGAGCGGCTCGAGGCCCTGGCCGAGGGATTGGATAGAAACACACCGATGCAGCGTCGCCGGGGCATGAGCCGGCCGCTAGCCGGCACCGTGCTCGTGCGGGAATGGCAGGGTGTAGAGCACCGGATCGCCGTTGTTGACGACGGCTACGAGTATCAGGGCCGCCCGTATAAATCGCTCTCCGCCGTTGCCCGCGCGATCACCGGCACGCGTTGGAATGGGCTGGTATTCTTCGGCCTCAAGAGCCAGCGGGCGCCCCGATGAAGAAGCCGATCGTCCGAAAACTCCGGTGCGCTGTCTACACGCGAAAGTCGACCGAGGAAGGCCTCGACATGGAGTTCAATAGCCTCGACGCGCAGCGCGAGGCTTGCGAGGCCTATGTCGCGAGTCAGAAGGCCGAGGGGTGGCTGCTCCTGCCCGACCGCTACGACGACGGCGGGTTCTCCGGCAGCAACCTGGAGCGGCCGGCGCTCCAACAATTGATTGCGGACATCGAGGCGCGACGCATTGACGTCGTGGTGGTCTACAAGATCGACCGCTTGTCCCGTGCGTTGATGGATTTTGCAAGGCTGGTCGAAGTCTTCGATCGCAATGATGTGACCTTCGTTAGCGTCACCCAGTCATTCAACACCACGACATCCATGGGTCGGCTCACGCTCAATATTCTGCTCTCGTTCGCCCAGTTCGAGCGCGAGGTGATTGGCGAGCGCATTCGCGACAAGTTCAGGGCGTCCCGGTCGCGCGGGATGTGGATGGGTGGGCACCCGCCTCTGGGCTACGACGTGAAGGATCGCAAGCTCATCGTGAACGAAGCCGAGGCAGCCATCGTGCGTAGGGTGTTCGAGCGCTTCGTGCGCGTAGGATCGGCAACCATCCTGGCCCGCGCGCTGGCAGCCGAAGGTGTCCTGACCAAACGTGGGCGGCCTGTCGACCGCGGATATCTATACATTCTGCTCAACAACCGAACCTACATTGGTGAGGCGGTGCACAAGGGGACGGCGTATCCTGGTGAGCACCGGCCGATCATCACGCGCGAGTTGTGGGACAAGGTTCACGCCATCCTTCAGGAGAGCCCGCGCCAGCGCGCAGCCAAGACGCGCGGGTACAACACACCCGCCCCACTCAAAGGGCTGCTGTTCGGACCCGACAACCGCGCCTTCACGCCGGCTTATACCCGCCGTGGCAGTCGGCTCTATCGCTATTACGTCTCGACCGGTGTGATCAAACGCGGCCCCGAGGCGTGCGTGATCCGCCGGGTTCCGGCCGCCGAGATCGAGGCCGCGATCATCGACCAGGTGCGCGCGCTCGTGCGCACGCCCGAAATCATTGTGCGGACATGGAAAGAGGCACGCCGGCATGACGGCGGCATCACCGAGGACGAGGTCCGCCAGGCGCTCTCCGAGTTCGATGCGCTGTGGGACGAGCTATTCCCAGCCGAGCAGGCACGGCTCATCCAGCTTCTGGTCGAGCGCGTAGAGATCAAGCCTGACGGGCTGACCATTCTACTGCGCACCGAGGGACTCGCCTCGCTCGCCGCCGATTTGCAGCAAAGGGCAGCAGCTTGATGACCGAGACGCTCACCGTCCACATTCCAATGACCTTCCGTTGGCGCGGCGGCCGCAAGCTGATCGTTGCACCCGACGGCACCGCCATGACCCTGGCGCGCCAGCGACCGAATATCGACACTGTATTGCTCAAGGCACTTGTCCGTGCCTTTCGGTGGCAAAGGCTTCTCGCCGAGGGGACCTGCAGCACGATCAAGGACATTGCCGCTAAGGAGACCATCGATCCCTCTTACGTCGGCGACGTGCTCCGCCTCACCCTGCTCGCCCCCGACATCGTCGAAATGATCCTCGACGGCCGGCAGCCTCCAGCACTGCAGTTCGAAACGTTGCGAAAGTCGCTGCCCCTGCTGTGGGAGGAACAGCGCAAAGCCATTCGCGATTTCAGGCAGAATGGGGCAGGTTGACCAACGGATGCTCTCGGGGACCATGTCCGCACTGGCACGGCAGATCAGGTGGTCGGGTTTCGA